AAGTTCGATTTCAAAACCATAATTTTCGGACATCTGTTCAAGAATATACCGAGTGACCCAAAGATCATCACCCGCTCTTTTCTTTCCCTGACTAAAGACCTGATATTCCCATTGCCCCAACATCACCTCAGCGTTTGTTCCAGTGATTTCAATCCCTGCCAAGATACACATCTCCATGTGTTCATCAACAAAAGTTCGTCCATTGACCTGACCATTTCCTACACCACAGTAGTATTTACCTTGTGGTTCAGGATATCCGTTGTTCGGAAATCCAAGTGGTCGTCCGTCTTTTACAAGGGTATATTCTTGTTCGAATCCAAACCAAATATCTTCTTGCTCCTCGCCAATCAACGATCGGGTGTTTGTAGGGTGTGGGGTTCCATCGGGGAGATAAACCTCACACAAGACGAAATAAGAGGGGATCACACCTCTATTCAAAGGGTTTAGATAAAGACGAACAGGTTTCAATACACAATCAGAGAAACTACCCTCCGCTTGATGTGTTGAAGATCCATCGAATGACCACTCAGGACAATCTTCCAAAGTGACAAACTCTACTTTTTTTCCTGCAGTTTGGTGAGACGGAGAGTCAATTACCTTAACTTTACTTCTGAGGTTGGGTTCAGGTTCATAACCATCCAACCAAATGTATTCCAATTTTACTTTCATGTTGTTTAAAGATGACTAATTATATATTTTAATTTTATTTATGTCAAATTTTATTTAAGAAAAAACCCCTCGTTAAGTGAGGGGTTAATTATTTACCAGTTTGGTTCGAACCGATAAACATCGTGGGCATATTCATTCACCATCGGTCGTCCTGTATTGTAAGCTCCAAAAGCAACTTCCCAACTCCCGTATTTTTCTTTTAGAACTTTGAGGAGTTTCATGGAAGTTTCGACATTGTATTCAATATCGGTTTTTAGTTTTTCATTTGAAACTCTCTTCCCATTGATGTGAGTTGCGGTGGTTGGCATGATTTGCATTGGTCCGAGCGCACCTGCAGAACTTGTGAGTCTGTGATTGTAATGCCAATGAAAAGGCCCCCTGTATCCAGTTTCTTTGTAAGCAATCCCATATGCATATTTTCTTGGTATATCGTATTTTTGAGAATATTTTTCTATATAATAATACATCTGAATACAGGGGGGTTCGGTATTTGGTAAAATTGATGCCGTTTCAACATTCATTTGAGTGTTGTCAGATTTGATCTTTTGATGGTCAAATATAGTTGCCGCAACTAAAAAAATAATTGAGACGGTTATGAATTTTACTTTTTCCATTTTTTTTACTTTGGTTGTGTGTTATAGATGCGTGAGGCATACATTTTGAAAATGGTTACCCCTACCGAGTCACTTAAGACCTGGTATTCACCTGAATCCTTATCTATAATAAATATACGGTTATGATCGTCAATCGCTATTGACACATCTTTTGAAGAGGTGGGGTGGTCTTGTTCATCATCCGGAAAGTATTCTGAATACATTTTCCCAATGTAAAACCCCGTCCCCAACACAATCAAAAGAAAGGCATAATTAATTACTTTTTTAGTTATTTCCCACAGCTTACTTAAGTTTTCCTTGTTCATAATAGTTAGATTAAAGTTCCATCTTCAATTGAGTGCAATTTGTCTTTTGCATTTGAATACTCTTCAACAAGTTTATCCATCTCATCTAAGATTTGTGGATGTTCTCCGATTCCTGCAGGTCGATCAAGATATACTTGTAACGCCGCTGCCGCAAGTTCCATATCAGCTCTGTACTTCAGTCGTAAAGCTTCAATCAATCTTCGTTTTACTTCCATTTTAGTTTTGTTTATGGTTTATTTTTTATTCAACATCAACGAGTTCAATTGAGAAATTGAGTTCTTTACCCGCAAGTGGATGATTAAAATCCAATACATAGGAATCATCTTGTTCTTCAATAATCAACGCTTGAATTGGTTGTCCAAGTTGATTTTGACCTTGAACCATCGATCCGATTTTACCGTCAAAGTCGGGTGGGAAATTGGTTTTAGGTACATTTTGGATTGCTTCTTCTCTGGATTCCCCATATGCTTCAGCGGCAGGAATTGTAATTTCTTTCACATCGCCCTTTTCCATTCCGATGAGGGCTTTATCAAATCCTTGAATCATCTGACCACTTCCGACTTCAAAATCTAAAGTTTCATTTCTCCCATATGAACTATCAAACTCAAGTCCATTTTCTGTCAAAGTTCCACGATAATGAACTTTTACCTTGTCTCCTGTTGTTACTGCCATTTTTTTGTTTTTTAAAGGTTATTAATTATTTGTTTTAGACCATTCGGCATAGGAGTTGGTAAATCGTCCGTTGGGAAATATCTACATTCTGTATGCTCAAATCCATCTCTTGCGTCTTGTAAAGATATGGGAATTCTTCCATCAATATCAACTAAAAATACATCCATTTTATGTGAAGTTTCTTCATCAACTGAAGTTCCAACTAAAATCATTGGTTCATTGATGTATGCGTTTGTTTCTTCAAGAAACTCTCTGATGGCGGCACTTTGGCTTGATTCGTTCTTTTCTATTCCACCACCAGGTATAGACCAATGTCCTACGAGGGTTTTGCAGTCGTCACTTCTTTTACAAAGTAGGACTTCATTTCCATTTCTTACGAGTATTCCGGCTGATCTTCTCATTGTTTAGATGATTGATGTAGAGATAAGTTTAACATCAAAAACCGATTAAATCAAGACTTATACATTTTTGAACACAAAAGACATATATTTATCTATATGATTACAAAAGTAAAATTGAAGGATAATGTCTTATCGGCTAAGGTTTGTGCGACTCAACCACAAATAGAAGAAGGCATGATGAACAAAACTTTTGAAGATTTTGATTCAATGGTTTTTCTTATGAACAGTTTGTCACATTCATTTTGGATGAAGGATTGTGTGATTCCTTTGGATATTATTTTCATCAATAAAAACAAGGTGAATAAAATACATTACGACTGTCCTCCTTGTTATTTAGAAGATTGTGAAAAATATGTTGGAATAGGAAATATTGTTTTAGAAGTACCTGGTGGATACTGCGAAGACCATCAAATCAAAGAAGGTGATCCCTTCGAAATACTTCAGGATTGATCTTCTGAAGGTTGTTCCGAATTTTGAACTCTTTCCTTAAGTTTGTTAAAGAATTGCTCTTGGAAGAATTTAACTCCTTGAACAAATTTTGCTTCAGTGCCCGGCTCTCTGCTATAGGATTCCTGTGGTGGTCTTTTAGATCTTCTAAGATAATTCAAACCCGAAAGATTTGTAATACATCTGTGACCTCCGGAGTTTTCGACAACCAAGTCATAGAAAGGTATGGCGAATGAATCCAATATCATGAGTTCTTCCTCATTCAGTTCTTTAAATTTCTTATCCATAATTTCATCAAGACGAGAAATATATTCCTCATTTCCAGTTTGAACTTTATCCATATAGAACGCCTTCAAGTCCGAAGATGTAAAACCAACACTCGATGGTCCTGCTGAAGTTTCTGAAATCCATTTGAGTGTGGAAAGAGGAACCATCTCCTTTTTCATCCAATCCATATTCTCCGCCAAAATCTCGTCTTTTATTTCACCAAGGTCGATCCCTTTCAACGCTCGATCCTCTTTGAATGGGTTACAACTTGCTTGAACCAATCCCATCGGCCAAGCAATAATCAAAAAGTTCGCATCAGGATAATTTTCAAAGGGTGTGTATCTATCATAAGAACCTGGTTTGAACAATGATCCACCTCCATATTGTTTGATGATTCCATCTTCAAATACAACATTTGGCGAGTCCTTTTGTTGTTGAATATATGTTTCTTGGTTTCTCATCATCTCTTCGGGAGTTGCATAATTTTTGTTTTTTGCAATCTTTTTGATATTTTGGTAAATATTCAAAAGTGATGGTGAAGATTTCATAACCAATTCTTCCATAAATCCATGTTTGTTTTTGTAAGCCAACATAAGTTTGTTGGTTAGAAGTCCTAAAGCCATTTTGTTTTTCTCAAGTGTTCCTTCTTTATCCAACTTTAAAATATAATTCATAACATCTTTTGGTTGAATTCCATAGGGTTTGAAGTTTGCCGAATCAACGGTGGAGATCAATTTTATATCTTCCGATGTAAAAATATCTTTTGGAGATACGACCTGAGATATTGTTTCAACATTTGATCGTGCAGATCTAAAGGACTTTGATTTGGTGTCTTCGGCACCTGCTTGTCTGTCGTGGTGGTCAGTATGTATGGTGAACATGGGTTTCCCATGTGCAAAATCAACAAGGACTGGCATCGTATCACCTTGAGCGTCCAATTTCTTAACAGCAAATTCTCTATCACCGTATTGAATAATTTCGGTATCAACAACCTCAATACCGTTCGATTTGAGATAATCTCTCATGGCTATTGCTGTTGTGACACCATCTAAATCTTGGTGGAAATAGATTTTAGCCTTTGGATATCTTTTTGCCAACGCTCTAATATCTCTCAAACCCCCCTCGTTGATTAACTTTTTCATTTGCACAATCCTGATTTACAGAAAAATTTATTTATATTGTCGTTTCTTCTATCATCACTCCCCCAATTTCCATTCTTTATTGCATTTTTTGCACCTTTGTAATCTTCTTTTTCTAACAAGTTGGCAACTTCAGAATTTCTGAATCCACCACATCCTTTCACATAAATCATATCCATGAGAGACAATACAATATTTTTATCTAAATCTTTAATATTATTGTCTTTTTTCCATCTCCCTACACACTCTTTACATTCTACATTCAAATGGTTTTTCAATAAATTAGTTGCCTCCCTTTCGGAAATGGTATTACCAATCTTGGCATATTTTGGATCAGTTGTACCATATCCAATCGTTAAGGTTCCTCTTTTTTTCTTATCTACCGATGCGTTAACTGTTGGGAAAGTTCCGTCGTAATAAGTATATGGTACAAATGATTCGTGTTGCTTAATATGTTGAACCAAAGAATCGGGAAGTGGCGAGCTGTAGGATGATGATGAGGATGTGGATGGTGTAGTTGTTTTTTTTTGCACTTCCTCCGAATCATCCATTCCCAAAAAATCACCAATCTTATCGAAATAATAGGTTAGCCATCCTTGTTCTTGGATTCCATGAACCTTTTTGATTCTTTCCTTCTCCGATTCGGTTATATGAATTTTCATCCGATTCCAATGAACTTCATTATTTTATCGATAATAGTTCCGTGTTCCCTCGCACATTCTTCCATGACCAATATATCAGATTTTGTCATTGCTTTTTTTGTATCAGGTCCCCAAACCCCGTCGGCAGGATATACTTTTCTCATAGATTGATATTTGGAAATTGCGTTTTCTGTTGCCTTTCCATGCATTCCATCGACCTCAAGACCAGCCTTAACAACTTTATTTAAAAAACATTGAATTGCTTTTTTTTCTTCAAAGTCGGGAGCTTGTTCTTTAAGGTAATGTCTTTTGGTTGCTTCCAAATGTAATTTCAAAATTCTTTCCTGTTCTTCAGGATCTGATGTGATTCTCGCCATAAGATTATATTTTATTGATAAATACAATCAAAATGAAAAAACCCCTCGTTAAGAGGGGTTAATTTTGTTCTTCAAAAAGTTCGAATAGTTTATCCACTCGTTCTTGTTCCACATCAGGTCTTAGGGTATGAAGGTCAAGGTCTTCAATTCGGTTGGGAATTTTGAGTCCGTTAAAGTCAAATACTTGTTGTGAATACCTACCGTTGATAACTCCGTTGATGACCTTTCTTGTTATATCAATCGGATATCTTTTTAGGTTTTCGTCGAATCCTGTATTGACCAACCACACATTACATCCCGACTCTTGAACCTTTTTCTTAAAGAGATCGACATAATCATCCACCTTTCGTGGAAGGAAGGGAGATCCAAAACAGGTGGAGAAAACAACGGTTGGTTCGGTAATTCCAACTTCCGTTCCCGCCACTTTTGAGGTATATCCCATCTTAAAAAACCGAGCCGCATCTTCAAGATCGAGTTTCGAGATGGGAGGTAAGACACCAAAAGCATCGAAAGATAAAAAGAATATGTTTTCAACCTTTTTTCCTTGACCGATTTTATCAACCATATACTCTTCGGGTATTTGATCTAATGGATAAGACGCTCGGATGTTTTCTGTGATAGAAGCATCAGAGAAGTCAGGTGTTCCCTCTTCATCAACAACGATGTTTTCCATCAGGGTGGTATTGATATGTGTAAATCTTGATTCAGAATGAAGGGCTTCCCAAATGATGGGTTCGTTTTCTTGTTTGAGGTTGATTAATTTTGCATAACATCCCCCTTCAAAATTAAATACCTCATCATCAAACCAACCATGTTCATCGTCTCCGATAAAGAATTTATCAGGGTCAGAAGAAAGGGTTGTCTTACCAGTTCCTGAAAGTCCAAAGAAAAGATTCACACCTTTTCCTTTTTTTGTGTTCGCATTTGCCGAACAATGCATCGGAAGAACACCTTCATCAATTAAGATTGTATTAAGGACTGTAAAGATACTTTTTTTGATTTCACCTGTATAACTGGTTCCTCCAATCAAAATGGTTTTATCTTCAAAATCGATAATTACAAAATTGGAGTTTTTGACTTCTTCATAGAAGGGTGCCACAAAGTCGGGAGCATGAAGGATTTTCCAACTTGTGAAATAATCTTTCTGTTGTCTAAAATATTGAACCGAGTTATTGGTCATGTTGTTGAAAAACAGATTTGCCCAAGCGTAGGTCGTGTTCAGTTCAAACAAAGAAAGGTATTTCTCGTTATGACAAAGAGCTCTTGAAGTTTTATAAGTGGTTGGTGCGTTCTTGAGATAATCTTCCATCATAGATTTCAAGTATTTAAAAGTTTTCCTCGAAATTACTTGGTTGATTTCCCTTGTGGTATCCACAACTCGATTTACATATTCACCTTCACAGAAATATCGATCTTTGGGAGATCGTCCTGTAAATTTGCCGGTTGGGAAATATAAGATCCCATCTTTGGTTTGTTTCACACCTTCGGAGAGAGCATATTGATAAAGGTCTTCCGAAAAACAATTATATCGTTTAATCATATGTCTAAAAATCTTCCTGATTTAATTTCTTCACAAAAGAGATTCAGGCTTGAATCCCTTTCGATTTGGTATTCTTTGATTCTTTTTCTTGCAACTTCACAATAGTTTTCACTGATGTCACATCCAATCCATTTTCTTCCAAGTTTTTCAGCAGCCAAACATGTAGTTCCCGACCCATTGAAGGGATCAAAGATGATGTCTTCCTTATAGGAAAGAATCTTGATCGCCTTCCAAGGAATGTCCAAAGAGAAAGTGGCCTTGGTTAGAGATCGGGTGTCAGCAAAATAGTTCCACTGACCATAGACAAGTTCGATGAAGTCCCTCTTGTCTTTTTCGTCATAGACCTTTTTCTCTCTTTGAGTTCCCGTCTTGGGATCTTCCACCATCTGATTTTGAAAGTCCCATTGTGGTGTTCCCTTGACAACCTTCTTGTGTTTGGATTTATATGCAAGAATAACACATTCTTTGGGGTTATAGATATAAGGTGAAGAAGGGCTCATCCACGATCCCCATGCGGTTGTCTTCGAACGGTGGGGTGAAGATTCTTCCAAATCTACAACACCGAAGAAACCAAATCCGATTTCTTTCATGATTTGCCACATCTCAGAAACGAAGAAGATCCTTCCACCTTTACTCTGTCGGTTGATTTCGTAAGGAATGTTAAGAGCAATTCTTCCGTCCTCTTTCAAAACACGAAAAGCTTCAACCAACCATTCCCTTGAAAAGTCTTTGTATTCTTCAAATTGTTTGTCGTCGTCCCAACTATCATAGTCAATCCCTACACCATATGGACAACTTGTAACGATTAAGTCAATTGAATTTTTATCCATCTTATCTCTCATAAATTCAATCGAATCAGAGCAGATTATTTTATTAAGAAGTTCAGTCATGTTTTAAAATATAGATGAGAATGTATGAAAACTCAAACCTTTGATCTCATATCGTTAATAATCTTGGTTCTCCTTTCTCTTTTTTTATCAGAACCACCGATTCCCATAAGATAAACACCAGACTCCATTTCATTGAAAGAATAAAAAATATTCAAGAATTTGAAGATGGGTCGGTCATACAATGATGGATAGAAAAATAAAAAGAACAAGAAGAACAAAGCAAAGACACCAGTCCAATGTCCGTCGGGAATGACTTCAGCGATACAATAAATTAAAAATGAATTTATTGAAATCCAAGAGAAAAGTTTGATAAGACGATAGGCAGCCCCAAATCCGAAACCTCGTGTCACCTCATTTTTTGACCAAATACTTCTCCAAATATCCAAAGGAGCAAGCAAATAGTCAGAAATGAAAATAACGATCATTCCAAAGATAAAGAACAAGATTAATACAGATCCGATGCCCATCTTATGTAGTTTTTAAACCGATTTTTAAAATATCGAGCAAGTTTTTAATATCTTGAATATCTTTATATTGGAAATCGAGATAGTCAAAAATTTCAACATACCAATTATTTTCACCCGCTTCATCATTTGTGTTTGTGATGAGAGTGAAATCTCCGAGTTCATAAATGTAATAAAAGAAGGGAGAAGACTCATCTGGTGAGTCCTCTCTTTGAAACCCCAAACTGATCAGATCTTTTTCGGTCATCTTATTGAATATTTTCTGTATATGTAATTGGTTCCGCACCTCCTGAATCAATAGAAACATACCCCTCATCGATACATGAGTTTTGAAAATCTGCTACCTCATCATAGAAATCCATCTCATTGGCTTCAAATGATTCATCATCATCCATATCATCTGAGTTGGGGTATTCAAAATGTTCTTCGTCATTATATACAAAACCTTTGTGTACCAACATACCACCAACTGCTTCATATTCATCGTCTTCAAATCTGTTCTCTATCGCAAGGTTGGGATCCAAATCAACCAAAAGATTATAAAGATGTGTTGTAAAGTTTGTGGCGGGAAACGATTCCGATGTTACTTTAATCTCAGTGTCGTCTAAAATGTATTCAAAGTACGCCCATCTTGTTCCCATATTCTCTTCATTCCATTGGTAAAGAATTTCACCATCTTCACTGATTTCAGGGTTTTTATAGAATACTTTTGCAAATCCTACAATGTCTTTGTATTCCAATTCCTTCAACGATTCAACATACTCTTTGAATCTTTCTTGAACTTTTTCATTTCCGACAACACGGATGTTATTGGTTACTTCACTTGCCATTTTTTTTGTTTTTTATGAATTTAAATATAAAGGTTGGATTTTTCAAATATCACTTGGGTTTATTTTTCAGGTTCTCCAAAAAATCATCGAGATCGTAGTCCGAAATATCAGAATTGAGACCTTCTTCAATTTTTTGTCTCAAAATTTCATTTTTTTCTTCTTCATCATAATCCAAAATTTCTTTATCCAAACAATTTTCTATCATTTTCAAATACTCTTTAATATCTTCAATATTATCACCCGAAATAGTAACAGGGTTAATGGTATACCCATTAACATTTCCGTTAGAGTCATAATAAACTTCGTGAACACCGTAATATACTCCATATTTTGTGTTACGTCTCATCACCCTGTGATTCCAAGTATAACACCCATACGAATTTTCCATAATACAAATATATAAGAAAATTATTTAATTTACAAAAAAATTTGAGGTATTACTATGTGAATGATGCACCTCTTTTGATGACATCCTCCACCTCAATCGTAACGTCATCGTAGAAATGATTTGTTGTTGATACACCTCTTTTGAGAACATCCTCCACCTTCATCGTGAACGAGCCGAACGAATTGCAGGTTGTTGATACACCTCTTTTGAGAACATCCTCCACCCACATCTTTATAATTAACTCAAATTGAGATGATTCAATCGGAAAAATCTCTAGAAATTGTTTTTTAACTTCATAAAAATACCATAGATGTCCTCCATTTTCCAATTCAAAACACCATTCATTTGTTTTTGGATTTATTAACCAAATAGATCTCGGTGTATATTCGAATCGTTTTTCAGGTGTGTCGAAGTATAGGTGATACTCTTCATATTCAATGTACAACCATTTGAATGCAACCTCTAATAATTTCGATTGATGTTTTGAGTGGTTCATTTTTATTTCATTAAAAATCCAAGTTCATAAACCAAAGGTCGCATCCGATCTTCCAAATTCTTGTACATCTGACGGAATTCCTTGAACTCCTCAGAGAAATATTCCTTCCATACAAGTTTAAGTTGCGCATAACCAGCATCCCACGAGTCCAAATGGTTTTCGTTGTCGGACATGAGTTGTCGAGCCTGAATGGACTTACGAACAAGTTCCGAAGCCTTGTCAAGAACAAGTTTGGCATCAGGAGATAGTTTGTCGTAGATACGTTCTTCACCAAACAACAGGTTATACACATGACGGTTGGGTGAAGTCCTTGCGTCGTTGTATAGACCATCATAACCATTGTCATCTGCAAGTTGCTTCATCTCATCCACTGACATCCAAAAGAACTCGTTTTTGATATCCCAAAGTTTGTCTTTGTATGTTACTTGGCGGAGGGAGGATTGATTTGATTTGGACTCGAAAAGTGAGTAAACCAAGGAGTCATATTTGAATTGTTCATATTGTTCGTGTTCTTCATTTGGTGCTAGATATTCATCATACCAATTGATCCAATTTCCATAAATTATTCTTCTCGCCGTGAACAAAGCTGTTGATTTGAATACATTTCTACGAGTTACTGATCTACCGTTATCATTGTTTGAGGGTCGACTCAAAAAATAAACCTGTTGATTATTAGCTTTACAATTATTATTGTGAGTTATTAGTTCCATAATCATATCCTGGATAACATGTTTTTCTTTATTACCTAATTGAAGAGCGGATTTCATAGTAAAAATTTTAGTTTTGATGGTTGACTCATCTTTTACCCATTCATTTGAGCTAATTACGTTATCGGTATTATAAACTTTTTTGATATCTTTAAATTTTATTTCAGTATCGAATAGATTGAGATCGTTAATATGAAGAATATCATGTTCAAACTTATTTAGTTTACTGTTTTTATTTCCCCAAATAGAAAAGGTAATAGACCAATCATCAGAAACATCCGAAAAGTTAGATGCTTGAAATAAAAATCCTTTTTCGAATCCAAATTTTTTGAAAAATTCTATCCTGAATTTTTTATATCCAGATCCTGACATAAATAGAGGAGGTGAGAATACACATATTTTGAAATTATTAAAAATATTAATTTTGAATATTCGAAATAGGAATTGAGCATACAAATTTTGTGAGGAGTTTCCCCAGCTTTTTTCTTTCATTTCTCGATTAATCATAGTATCTGATACTCCAGACTTATGTTCCGAATTATTACCCCTAACACCAGCAGTTGCGTAAGGTGGATTCATCAACACAATAATCTCCCTTCCAGATTCAATTGCATCCCTCAATCTTTTAGGAAGTTTATCGTAGTCATCATTCAGAAAGTCATACTGAAACTTGACCGCCTCAGGATTATACTTCATTTGGTTCGCAGTATCGATGTCCGATTGGATTAAGGTTGAAACATACAATTCCTTGAATTTGTAGTCACGAGTCAAATTACCTGTGCCCCAAGCCGGATCCCATACCACATACTTCTCTTTCCAATCTTCACCATATACAGATGCAATATATTCGTGAGCCTTGTCGACCCAAATTGCCGGTGTAAAGAACTCGCCTTGTTTTCTACGGGTTACATCTTCCACTAATCGATCAACGACTGCTGATAATTTGTGTTTTTGAGATGGAGAGTATGAAGAGGCAAAATGTGCAAAAAAAGATTCGAAACCCTCTCTTGATTTTACGAAAATCTCACCAAATGACTTTGTCACAATACTTTTGCGTTTCTTTGAGGGATGTAAATAATTTTCTTCAGAGTTAACCAAAATTTGCACAAAAAGATTAGCTCTTTGGTTCGTCGTCAGATCACACTTACCCAACACTTTATTTTCAAAGTAACGGAAAACCTCGGTGATGTTTTTATCAGTAACCAAAACTTTTCGTTGAACATTGTCGGTGAGGTCTTTTACCTTATCGACGCATTGTTCGAAATGGTTTGAATCAAAGACAAATGGATTAATATTAGTATCATTAATCAATTTACCCATCAGTTCAATATTTTTGGAGGCAGCGGATGGTGCAGAAGACCAGTCCAAATCCATATCCAAATATTTGATCACGTCATTCACGTGGAGAGTAAGACATTCATTACGGTCTCCGATGAAGATGGTAGATGGTGGTACAATCCCCTTATCGTAGAACTTCTTGATATAGAAAACGGACTGAGCCAAAACTTTGGCTTGTTCCATTTTCGAAGAAAGGTTCAAATCATCTTTGAACTCCATCAGAACACGGAGTTTGGATGATTTGGAAACACCGAACCCATCACAACCAAATGGAGAAGTGATCTCCATATCCTTAAACTTCTTCAGAAAAGTATGACGATAGATGTTTTCAACGTCTTTTTCGTTGATTGATTTTTTCAGGGATTCTGTCATAGTCCTACAAAGATAAGAAGATTATTCCATTTTCAAAACAAGTTCATCAGAAAGTTGCGGAATTAAATCCAAAGATTTTCTCATCATCTCAAATTTCTGTTTCTTGTTACCCCACGTACAAACATAGTATCCATCCACATTTTTAATCGCGGACTTATAGTTGTTCAAATAAACATCAGGAAAATCTTCCATGTTTTTACAAACCCAAATGTTATTCTGAACAACCTGATCAAGACCAACTTTTTCAACCATACGCATTACCAAATAAGTCACATATTCATAATCGTAATTGAATGTTTTGTGTTCACCATTATCAATCAGAGTGATGTTACCAAATTCATTTCCGCCACCCAACACTTTACCAGTGCTTTTGACTTTGAACTGTGACAATCCATTCGTGCCGCTGTTTCCACGAACCCCTTTAACCTTCTTTACAATACCGTTATTATAAAGTTTATTGGGTGTGTCAAATGTTTGTCCATCAAAAAGAAGAAGACCATTCTCTGTCAAAGTAACTTCATAATCTTCACCCATATAGGTTCGGATCAAAATGGTTTCACCCATTTCTTTAGCAAGATCAACCAACCGTTGATCAGTCACTTGAGTTGACTCTTCTTTAAATTCAGGAACATACAAAACACCTCCGTAAATTTGCATAAAATTGGTGAAGTCTTCGACCAAAGTGTCGTCTGAGTCCTCAAACCACTCTCCGTTAGTATTCCGACTATTTAAAATTGCATGGAGAAGACTTTCAACTCGAAACATATCATCAACAAAGTAAGATTTGATATGTCGATAGAGGTATGGTGATTTGGTTTTAGACCACGAGCTCTCCCTTGACGGTGGATCGATCGTCAATCCAATTTTTTTATCGTTCGGAATAATTGGTCTACCGATCGAATCGTAGTGCTCACCAATATAGACGTAACCTTCCGTTGACTTCTTTTCCATGTGTGTAAATTTATGAAATTCAGAGTGAATATTCAAATTTTATCGAACTTATTTTGACTAGCTAAAAATTCAAAAACATGAATAGGATCATTACCCGCCAATCGATTTAGTCCCAACAGTTTTTCATAGGATTGACCTTTATTAAGAAAAGAAGTGCCAAGTGCCGACTTTGAGTTACTGAGATTACTTTCTTTGGTACCATTCATATATCCACATTTGAAGTTGTTGACCAAATCCTCACATGTAACAACAATGAATTGCGGATCACAGTTGTTCGGGTCAATGAAACAAATGAGGTAGTAATCGAATTTCTGCCAAGGTCTGATATATCGAACGGTGTATTGGTTATTCACACCCAAGAAAGAGACTTTGAGTTCGAGTAGTAACTTAGTGTTGTTGGTGGTTCGGAACAAACTGTCACCTTTGTCCTCTGATTGTGAGATTTTGGTGAAACCAAAGTAAGTTTCGAACCTCTTTTGAATCCTTTTACCGTATTCATTTGGTCGGTATTCGGTGAAACAAAAACCCAAAAACTCTCTGAGATCTTCAGGTTCCTGTGTGGAACGAGATTTCATCTTTTGATACTTTTCAGAAGCCAGTTTGATGTAAGACATGATACTAAGTTTGAAAATTTACCCGAAGATAGAAAAAATCACCTATAAAACAAAACTTCAACCCCACTTTCTTCGAACATCACTCGTGACCGAGCTGCATGGGCATCCCAATGATCACGGTTACGAGTGGTATCTTCTTTTTTACAATAGATTCGTTTGATACCCGAATTAATAATTCCCCTACAACAATCAGAACACGGAACGCCACAGGTTAAATACATCGTGCAATCTTTTGTGGATACCCCAATCCGAGCGGCGTTCAATATTGCATTCATCTCAGCATGAACGACCCAATAATATTTTTCAGGTCGTTCTTGTCTTTCTTGAATATCATCATTGATTCCTCTCGGAAAAGAGTTGTATCCTGTTGAAACAATCTCATTATCAGTTCCAACAATTACCGCACCGATCTGAGTTCGTTGGTCTTTAGATTTTAGTTTTACGGTTTCAGCAATCTGAAGGAAGTATTCTGTCCAATTCATGTTAGAAATATTTGTCCGCAACCCATTCGGCAAGATCATCTTGTTCCATGTCCAACAACATAGTGTAAACGAGGTCAGGGTCGGACATCTCGATCATCATCTTTACATCTTTCTTAGTCATGAGTGAAAAGGTTTATACTACAAATATACATCGAAGTTCAGATATTTCCAAAAAAAAAAGGACCCGAAGGTCCTTTCGTTAGACCCTTTTTCCACGGGGTGCTTCGTGATGAGATTCGAGGAGTACTCACAGTCCTATACCCACCATGTCTTTCTAAACTCGTCCCAGTACGAACGGTGGCAAACTCCTGGTGACCAGTCGACAATCGTCAACATTATAAAAATAGATTAAATATATATTTTTTCAAGTTTATTCAAAATAAAAAAGGACCCGAAGGTCCTTCTAATGTGTTTCTCCGTTTACGGACTGAGGTACATTAACCCGAACTAGATTCACCAAGTTCTCGGCCCTGAGCTTGACGGATTATCTCAGTATCCGCAACCATTTAACTTTTATTCATCTCGTCTCAGTACGAATAGTTGGTAAGCTTCTGAGAACCAGTCAATCTTCATTGACAATACAAATATACATCATTTATTCTATTTCTCCAAACGGATTCTAATAAATTTCTTATTTTTTTCTTCCGTCAATTCTATTTCAGGTGTCTGCTGTCGGTTCCAAAAAAATCTTGATCTATCTGTATCTGTCCCTGAAGTAATAACTGTTAAACCTTTGCGATATAAAGAATAACTTTCTAACGCACAAATAAATTCAATTTCTCCAAGTTGATCGTGAGGTGCTGAAAAAATTATTCTGTTGTCTTCATGGGTTGGATCGAAAAACTCATCTATTGTTTCGAATACTTCATTAAAATTCTTCGCTATTGAATCATAAATCCACACATTGGGAATACCTGTTCTCCATTTTGTATTCAACATTCTGTTGATTGTTTTGATTGTTGTGAGGTCCTCAACATCCGCATCTCCGAATCTCTCAAGGGTTTGATGTCTAGAAAATAAAACTCTGATTTCTCTTCTTCCTCTTTTGATTGGAGGAAGTTCAAAATTTCTTGCATTATATTCTGATATGATTTTCTTTAACGTCGAAATTAATTTCATTAAATTTCATTTATTGATAAATATAAGAAAAGAGTTATTATATTCATATGAAAAAAACAATTACTCGGATTCTGAATGAGAGATTTACCACCTACGTTGAAAAACAGGATGGAAAATTTTGTGTATTTTTCGAAGAACTTAATTCACCAAATTTATCATTGGTATGGTTCGAAAATGCAAAAAATAGTTTTTCAACCAAACCAATTGGTCTCAAAGAATATGCAATTGTAGATTCTGACACAATCTTGTTGATTAATTACATAAATGAAGTTATGAAACTAAACGAAAATGACCTCCCCACTATTAGGAAGGTCATCATGGATTTCAGTCACGAGAAGATCAAACAACACTTTGGTTAATTGAGTACTGACCAAATGTCCATAAGGGTTTCGATAATGTCTTCATCATCAGTTTCGTCGAAGATGTACTGAAACTCTTCAGGTGTCTCATCGTCCAAAAGACGTTCGATCTCAGTCATCGACACCCAACGCGTAGCACGATTGATGTAGAATTGTGAAGTTTGAATATCAGCTTCGATTGCTGACCACTTCATCGGGTTTTCGTAAGCGAGGTGTTCGATAAATGTCATGGTGATGTGTTTCTGATAAGACAAAGGTATGTAAAAAAAATGAGGAAACCAAAGGTCTCCTCAATTATTTTCCGCAGATAAGTCTCGGATTACTCTGGTTGTGCAGCTGGAAGAGTTTCCAAGGTGTCCAAGAGTTGTTCGGTGGTCTCAATACCGGTGGTATCGAGGGTTGTTTCAACTGCAACAGAGTCACCATGGCATTTTGCAGCACATTCGGGTGAACAGTCACAAGTTGTTTCAGTTCCACACGCAACAAGTCCAAGAACAGCAGCCATCAAAAGAAGGTTTTTCATTTTTTTTACTTGTTTTTTTTGGTTTATTACAACTAATAATTATATGGGTTTTATTGATTGTTCAAAGTATTTTCTAAGGTTTTGATATGATGTTCCAAATACCACTTTGCCTTTTTTAGATCCTCTAATTCTTTGTCAGGATTTTTCTTGCCGGCTCGTGAGATATACTTCACAGTATTACCCAACGAAAATCCGAGTTGCCAAGCATCTATCACCTTAATTGCTTCATAAATGTTCGACTCCCCTCCATAATGATCGGGATGATTTACATGTTCTTTCATTCTTTTTGTTTAAAATAACTGAAGTATAGATATGATGGTTCTCCAACGTATAGATAAGTCCAAGGTCCATAGAGACGGAGTTCACCAGTGTTCCAATATTCCCAAACACCACTTTCTTCGTCATAATGAAGGATATCAACTTTGTTGGAATTATAGATTCCGAACTCATCCTCACCCTTTTGTACCTCATCCAAGAAATTACAAAAGAATTCAGGATTTCCTTCTTCATTTTCTAATACCGCTCCAAACATACCTGAATTTTTGGAAAAAGGAAAGAAATCCACGTTAAAATGAAATGTCCATTGTGTGTTTGATCCGTTGGAATATACCCACACACTATCTGGTTTCTCCCAAGTTCGAAGTTGTGTATAAGTTTTACTAAATGAATTCTCGGTAAGATTGAATTGGCCAAACACATTGAGACCAATCATGGTTAAAAAAACCATAAAAAAATGTTTCATAATTTTGTTATTATTTTGAAGTTAGAACATAATATCCTTTTCCGTATTTGGATTCTTCTACTATACCTTGATTGATTAAGTCTTGAATGTCTTTCATTGCTGAGTCCATGTCTTTACTATAAAAAATTTCACTTATATATGTGATATGAACCGGTCGTTGTAAAGTTTTGATCAACTTTTTGTTGTAGTGCATATCAGTTTTTTTGTTTAAAATTTTCATACAAATTATAAGAATAGTTATCCATAAAAATCAAGGAGTCCGCTTTAAAAATTTTATCAAGTGAATATCCTTGTTCAATCATATTTTTGATATAAGATTCACTCAGGCTTCGTTTGTTGTAACCCATTTTTTATCTGATGTTAGTTTGTAAGAGCCAAGATACGGCATTTTCCACAACTCCGGTTCGATTAATGATAAAAATTTTTCACCTTTATTATTTTCATATAAATGATAGGTATGTCCAACAATCGGTTCAAAGTTCATGTTGGATGAGTATATCATATCGTTCAAAACAATCTCATCCATTAGTTTTTGAATCTTTTGATTAATCTCTTCTAAATCTTGCTGGAATACATTTTTTACCTTTTCAACTTCGGTTCTTTTCCATAGAGATACATCTTGAACCTCAAACTTTATTGATCCAATTTCCGAAGCGTATTTTAATAAATGTTTGTAAAATTTACCTGTCTCAGGATCATAAGGAACCTTATCTAATTCTCTCATACCACATTCCTAAATATATCAATCCTTAAGGTCTCTTCTATTATATGATTGATTCTCGATTTAATACAAGGTAAAACAGATTCATTCAATGGAAAAAAATCATCGGTTCTCAATTCCAAAATAGGAAGATTTGGTTTTATATTATGGAAATCTTGGATCGGCTTAAGTTCAACATAATATTGTCTCGATTCTTTGGATCTTACTTTTCTTTCATATTGATAATACAAATCCTCATTTCTGTATTTCAAATTAGCATAACCAACCCCCAACGCTAAATTGTCAAAATTTTCTTTGGTTAATATTTGTGTGCTCCAATTTAGTTTCTTCCATAATGATTCGAAAAGTCCAAAATACTTCATATGATTCATCTTGGAATACTCCATGTATTCATTGAAGTCCGGCATTTTGTAAAACTCTTTTGGAACATCTCCTGCTTGTAATTCTTCTATCTGTATATGGTGATTCAGATTCTCTATTGGTTTAGAGAATGCTAAAAACTTACCATCTTTCATGATGGTCATACAATCGGCTAAATGAAAACTTATTTCCGTAAAACTTGGATAGATTTTAAGATCATCGAAATCGTTGTCATATTTTTGAAATAGAGAGAGTAGAACATATTTTTTATGTTCAAAATCAATTGGTGGTTTGAACATCCAATTAAATGATAGATACATTTCGTTCCTCAAAACTTGTTAAGAATATTTACTGATAAAATATACTAAAAAATCGGTAAAAGATAAATAAACCAATTGTTTAAATGAAAGTCCCAATGAATCCGATCTCAAAAATTTCTTTATTGGAATTTCTTCAACTATTGGTTGGTCTAAAGAATAAAAGATAATTTTATCACCTTCAACATTCCCATAAAATTGTTCTCCATCAATGGTGAAATTTAATTTATCGTTTTCTCCCCACATTTCAACTACTTTATCTCTCATCTTAAATTTAAAATAATTGTAGTTATATAATACACTTTTCAAATTTGACCAAGTTTCTTTCGTGTCTTGAGAATAATCATCCCGAATCCTATTCATTAAATTCGGACTCAATAAAGAAAGGTATTGTTCTGTTTGATTTTTATTGAGTGTTAAATCCGTGTTGTCATAAAAAACCTCACCACCATAATAATCATCAACATAAACCGCGACTTTATCGAGATTTCTCATATCCAAAGGGTTCTTGGATATGATATAATATAACTTACCGGTCGATGAATACTGATCAAATTTGTTTTTTCCCTCTTTTGTGGATGATGTACACCATTTTGTATTTGCTCCGTAGTAACATGAAGCATCTTGTGTTAATGGTCTGACTACTAAAAAGTTTTCATCATCAAATATAACTTTTTTTCCTGCTTTTTTTTCTTCCTTCGTTGATCCGTAAAATTTGAATATATCCAAGAGTTCATTGAGGTCTTTATATTGATATATGTCTTTTTTAATAAGGTTCTTACTTAATTTGTCAAATCTTTCAGCAAAGTTAGAAATTTCCTCAAATGAATAGTCAGGGTTTTTATTAAACTGATCAAAAACCCATCTCAAATACTTGTAATTTGTTTTCTTATGAAAAGGTGAATCTACCTCCTCTGAGTTTGGCATCCTAAATTGGTTTGGATCTTTACCCAAAATTTCTTCTCTCCTTCCCTCATCAATGAATCTTAAAATTTTCATTCTAACCTATAAACATAATAATTATAACTTCCTATCCTAAAAGTATCGACATAACCATCATAAGATGAAACCACATCCCATCCTTCATTTCTTACTAAGAAGTCTAATAATTCGTCTCCGTCAATGTAGTCCCCAATATCTAAACCAAGGTCATCAATTACCCGACGTGGATCAGTGTCGACCTCTCTTGTAACATTATAAATAAAATTATCTATTTGATCTTGAGTTGGAATTTTTTCAGCATCATCTTTTACTTTATCGATTTCTTCTTCTAATCCTATTATTTCATTTTCAATTTCGTCGATATTTTCTTCTGATTCCGCATCTTCCAAAAGAGATCTTAAAAGAGATATTCTATCGTTGAGTTCATCGATTTTTTTAATTGTGTCGTCATCAAAAATAAACTCGGACTCGTCTAAAACAGATTCTGGTTCATCCTCAATAACACCAAGATAATGAAATTCTGTTACCTCTTTCAATTTAAATGTGTCAATAAAATTCTCCAAAAATTCAGCATCAAAACTATCCAAACTATCCACAATGAAACTTTCCCAGTGATTTCTTACTTCTTTTTCCATTTCATCCTCTCTTAACACACGGAAGTTAGGACCTTCTCTTTCAGGTGTTAAATAATAATCACCCCAACTATCGGAATATACATCATACATATCTTTTATATCGAATTGCTCTTTGAAGTCATTGTCTAAATATTCATATACCGCATAAGCCTTTGCTCCTTCTTCAGTTCCAAACCAAGCGTCCTGTTCCCTCAACTTTTGTCTATTTCTTTTTTCGATAATCTGATTACGGTTCAAATTCAACTCTATGAACTTCTCACGTAAGTAAGGGTCATCAAATATTTTAATCTCTTTTGAATATTTTTTTTGTATAAACTCTTGAATCATTTTCAAAACATTATATTTCTCTTGTCCTAAATCATCAACTGTAAAGTCTAAGTGTTGATATTTTTTATTTGGGCTTCCTAACATTATGTTAGCTTCACCTCTTAAGGGAAATGATCCATATGTTTTATATCCAACATCGAAAGGTGTTTTGCTTTTATCAATTATTATGAATATTTTCTCACTAATATTTTTTCTAAGAAATTCATTCTCCACTAAATTTTCCAAACCTGTAGTGCTCGAAAAGAAGTTTTTCGCTTGATTCGTATTTGGTAAAATTACCATATATTTGTCGTTATTCAAAATAAGATCATATTGTCCCTGAATCAAATTACTTTCACTATCTAATTCTATCTTCTCAACATCATCATTCAATTCTTGGATTGAGGAGTAATCTGATAAGTTTTTACCTCCCAATAATTGTTTTTTTTGGTTAAATGATCTCACCAAAGAATTTAGTTGATTCAGATCATTTTCTGTAAAATTTTCGGGTAATACTTTTTCGTAAAATTTCTGTATCTCCTTGGGATCATTATAATTTTTTACCCAATAAAATATTTTAGCTTTATCTCTCTCAGATCTTCTTTTTTCGTCACCTTGTTCAAGAATTACATAATCAGAAAACTTCATTTTTTTTATTTATAAATATGAAGAATTTACAGTTTAAAATAAATTGAATAATATTTATAGTATATAAACATTAACAAAAAAATCTACTATCATGGGTTGCGGATGTAAAAACAAACAAAACCAAGCTCAAACTGTTCAAACTCAAAATGTAACAACTGAGTCAACGAACCAAGATGTTATTAAGAAGACCGTTGAAAAGTATTACAACAAATCAAACGAGTCAAAATAATTTATGAGGTAAAAATTAAAACGGGGGATCTTTCCCCCGTTTTCTATTTATAGTTTATTTTATATCAAATAGATTTAATAAAAAAACATGAATTTAATTTATTCAAAATATTCTGACGTTCATTTATTAAATACTTTTTTGGATTTTATTGTAGATGAATTAGAGTCAGTGGAGCCAGAAGTTTTGGCAAACATCCAATGTCTTTCATTTTCAAAAATGATTTTGGTTTTAGGAAATACTGATTGTCAAACTATTTTAAATTTGGGGGATGTTTCTCAAAAGTTTTTCGATAGGTTTGGTTCTGAGTTTAATTTAAAACAACCTTTGAATGTCGTGGACCACATCAATTATGGGAAAGATTCAGTTGAAAACATATATTATTTTTATGTCTGTGTAAGTGATCGTGGCTATTGTGGTCAAAATAAAAATGATTCACTCGTTGAACACGAGTTGAATAATAATAGGATTAATAATTATTCCTTTTACACAATTGGTAATGCGACTTTTTATGATGCAGATTCTTATATTTTGAGTAGTAATCCCAAAATCAAACTGACCCCAAACTTTAAATCTTCAACAGGTTATCACGGTCTGTCTATCAATGCTGGTAGAATCTGCACATATTATTTAAATAAAATTTGTTTGGAATTGATTCGTTATAATATCAATGATATAATCGAACTTCAATATAACACCACAACAAATAATCTCGTAATTTGTAACTCGAATGATTTAGTCTATGAAGGTAGTTATGTGATGAACATAATTGAGGATTATTTTGATTTCAATCTTTCGGAGTTTCAAAAAACATTTGACAAAGAAAAAGGTCATTCAGAATTGACATTCCAAATGACCCAAGATATGAACAATCAAAACTATATAAAAGATTTAATCTTGGTCTGAATCCAAGATAACATCATGTTCATGGTAATTTACAAACTCTATAATTTTTGTAAGAGCTTCATCCAAATCCTTAAAGTCTTTGTCAGGGCAAAGATACACCACCTTTTCAGCTTTACTGTTTTCTTTTAATACCTGAGGGAGTCTCATCATAACCATCGAAGGGACCAAGTCGTTCCCTGTTACTGATTTAAACTTTTCATACTCATAAGGGAATTTTTGAATGTCTCGATCGATATAATCGATATTGGATTCTGTAAGTTTTTCTTTCAAGAGTTTACACCAAGGACATCCCTCCATAGAATAAACAAAAATTAAGTTTCCGTTCATTAGTTTAACATACTTTCATATTCTTCTTTTATGAGTTGATTTGGAATCACCCCTACTTTCTGTTTGAAATCTTTTCCTTCTTTGAAGAATTTAATAAATGGAATACTTCTTACTCCGTGTTGAACCGCGAACTCTCGGTCAGCTTCGATATCAAACTTATAGATAGGAAAGTTGGTTTCTTCACTAACCAAAGCCATCAAATTTTGACCCAACATTTTGCAAGGACCACACCAATCAGCATAAAAATCCAAAACAAATGTCTCACCGTTGTCCAACTTGGATTGGACTTCCTGTCTTGTTAATACTTGTATCATTTTCTTTTTCTTAGTTTGTAATTTATATGAAATAGAGTTTCTTCAACTTTAGATTTTGGACTCAAATAATATATATTATACTTATCCTCCAAGTTTAATTTGTCTATGAATATATTATATGTATCTTTCACTGAAAGTAAAACTTGTTCCACCTCTTTATTTAATCCATTGAAAGAGGATATTTCAAAAATCCTTTCGGATTTATCCATATACTCTTGGATGAATTCCTTCGGAACTTCACGAAAATAAAAAACAGAGGGAATTTCCTTCCACTCTGTTTTAAATTTTTCTATTACCTCTTTTATGTCAATCATTTGCCTTGACCACGATAGGACTTACGGTAGTTTTTTGACCGCTTATGGTTTGAAGTTTTGGTTTTAGCATGGACACCAGGTCGATTGACTTTGGGACGACTGACATACTGACCACCTTGAGATGAACCTGCTTTTTTCATGGTTTTTAAATGATTTGATAGTTAAAGATTTCTTCTCCAAAGTTATAAATATTTTCCCTTACTTCCAAATTTTTCCAAGATATTTTTTCTCTGCTGATATACTTATGAAATTCATTGACGATCGTATTTTTTGTTATATCGAATTCGAAATCATCAACATGGTGAAAATAGTCAAAAACTCGGTTGTCCAATTCCTTGATCACATCTCCCCATTTTTCCATATCAACATTTGAATTTGCAAATCCAAAAGTTTGGGATCTCAAAGGTCTATTTTTGGAATTTTGATATTCAATTGTGATTCTTGTTTTACCATCTCTAATTGATACAACGAAGTTATCCTTATGTTGTGTATATGTTTTAACACAATTTCTTTGAAACTCAGATTCCTCTACATACTCACCAGTTTCTTTAAGTAAATGTATTTTGTAATCCATAAAATCTTTCTCGATTGCATCGATAAAATATTTGTTATAAGTTCGAACTATGTTACCCGTATTCAATATCATAACGGTTTTTGCCATTTCATAATGATCTGCAGAATATTTGGATATAGTAGTAAAATTAAATCTTGGACTTCTACCGAGCTTTTCATGTAATTCTGTTAGATACTTCCCATGGTCATTCAATGTATTAATCAAAAGAGGAGATTGTTTCAGACACGCTTTTATGAAATTATGGATATTGAGTTGGTCTCTTTCATTTACAAACCTTTTTTGATAGGTGTAGAAATCCAAACAGTTGTGTAGATTTAGTTGTTCCTGTGTCAAATCTTGTAAATCATAATCTTTGAATAGTCTGTCACCAACTAGACGCCGTAACATATCCAAGTTACTTCTCACATAATTCAACTGACGTGGTTTAAGATTCGTTGTATTTAAAAACTTCTTGTATTTTTTAGAGTACAAACTAATTTTTTCATTTCTGTATAGAAAAATATCGACCAAATTCGAATTGTTTTTTTTTGAGTCTTTTTTGGTGAAAGGGAAAATCGTAAATGATTTCCAATTGTTTGGTATTTTAATATTACATGATTTCATCCTCAAGACATATGAGAATTGTGTCAAATCAATATTTTTGTCTTCAAACCCAACATAGTCCAAAACTTTGTTTTGGAATTCTGTAATTTCTTTCAGTGCAGATTCGTAGTAGTTATCGGTAACCAAACAGTTCTTAAAGTCAGAAATTTGAATCATTTGATTCATACCTCTAAGAGTTAAGAAGAATTCTTGTTTGATATTGATTGGGAACGACCTGATTGTACCGATTACTTTTTTCTTTCGGGGGGGTTTGGTGTAATTTCCGTAATAAAATATTCCGTTCTTTTTCTTGAAAATCAGAACAATCGATTTGAGTTCTTTTTTGAAAAATGTAGAGTCGATTCTTTTTGTCAAAAGAAACGCGGTCATTTTTAGTTTGATTTGATCTTCATCCTCAATATGTTCTGAAACTAAAGATGTTTTGTTGAGTTCTACTTTTTCCTTGAGGAATGTTTTGAATTCTTCTTTAGAAACTAAATGCAAATCCCGTCGCTCCTCAAAAGATTTGAAGTAATGTGATTTGATCTTTTTCATTATCAATTAAGAAATAAGGGACCAAAATTGGTCATTTTGATGTACGGTTCAGGATCGTTTTTTTGAGAGTATTGATTATGAATTTCAACCAAGATCTTGATAAGTTCTTGTTGACTCAATATAAACTCATCACCTTTTTCACATTTTCGATTTACTTCTTCACGAACCCGTTGATAAAAAATCTCTTTTTGGACTGAACCAATCAAATTTTGCAGATCTTTGGGGTTATTATTGAAAAAAGTAACGAAGTTTTTTAAATAGATTTCGCAATCGACGTTCATATCATCCTTTATTCAGGAAGATAACCAAGAATTTCGTTGTTATCAATAGCCTCCTTCAATTTTGGTGGAATTTTGAGGTTTGGATTTGATCCTGCGAAACTAACTAAAGTAAGTGTGTTTTTATCAACCAACTTATCAATTGATTCTGGAATTTCTGTGAGGTTCTTTGAATTCGTCACAGCCAAGAATTGCATTTTTGATAAGTCACCAATATTTTTTGGTAATTCAGAAACAACATTCTCCAAATGAAGCGAAAAGATATCAGGGAATTTTTTTACAAAATCTTCATCTATCTTTATATCAATACTAGAATTACTTTTATTCATAATCTCAAATTTATTGATTGTGTTTGGTAATTGATTGATCAAACTATCCATACCATAAATCATAGCATATTTACTATTTTGGTCATCAGGATATACAAGTCTGAACACTCCCCCCTTACCTTCAGTCTTAGATAAGAATTTCTTTGCGAAGTAAGGTTTGAAGAACTCTTTTAGTTCTTCCATCTCACCACCTGGCCCGAAAAACTTAATTAAGTCAATTTGTCTATCATCAGGATCCATAAATTGACTGTCTTCGAAATGGAACTGATATCTTTTTGCTGGCAAACCTGAAACTTGTCCTTTGGTCACACCTTTGGAAAACTCCACCTCTTCACCTTTCGGAATGATGACAAAAAGAGGACCTTTTGATATATAATTTTTGAAATAACTCAAACCTGGTGCTGAGGTGCACCAATTGGTTTCACCTTTACCTGACTTCATTTGGTTTCCACCATAGAAACAAGCCGCTTCCTTACCAAGTTCGTCTGATCTTTCGATCTCGATAACATCCCAATTGGGACTTTGATAAACCATTTTAGCACCTGGGTGAACTCTACTTTCTTTTCTCTCTGATTTGGTGGTGGTTGCGGTTTCTAGAGGTAAATCACTCACTACTCCATCCAAGACATCAAAGCTACTATATTGACCGATATCCCTCATTTCTTTTGGGATTCTATCGGTGTTTTTGTTTGCGTGGAACCTGATAAGATTTTGTTTGGTTTTGAACAAGTCCTCAAAGAAAAGGTTTCTAGCAACACGATAAGTACGTTCAAATCCTTTCTTATCTTCCTTAAACGGTGAAATTTGATCAACGACGACTGGTAATTTTCTAAGTTGCGAAATCATCCATTCAACATAATCACCAGGTTTTTCAACAGATTCAAGACCCAACTGAATATATTCCTCTGAATCTTTAATTGAAGGATTGTATAATTGATTAACAACTGTTTCGGGTCTCAAACCTTTAATCCTTGAGGTCGGATCATTTGAAATAATGACCATAAGTTCTTCAGGGGTCATCAATGATTTCTTTACCTTTCCCTTATCTGATTTCTTTTCACCAAAAGCAAATGTGTCAATAAGGTTTTCTACGTTCTTAGCCTCAAGAACAAGTTGTTTTAAAATATTTACAAACTTCATTTTATATTTTTTATTATAAATATATCAATAATTCATAATCAATAGTTCTGTTGCCCCATTTTGTTTCACACCCTTCTTTGCGGCGGCAGCCTTTGCAAATTCTTTTGACTCCCACCTGTATTCATTTTTCGGGAACCATTCTGAAAGAATAGGAAAATCATAGTATGAAAGGGAAAATTTTCCTTTGACATTTTTTAGAACATTTGCCAGTCTTTCGTGGTCGTTCCTATCAAAATCATGATTGGAATAATAGTTTTCTGTTTTCCAATAAGGTGGATCCAAATAAATGTATGTGGATTCTGAATCATATTTTTCAATGACCTTTTGAAAATCCATATTCTCAACGTCAGTAATTTTCAAAAAATGTTCTATCCAATTTGGTTTACTTAATTTATCGGTAAAGGTAAGGTATTTTGATTTATATTTTCCTTTCAAATCGATAAAACTTGATGTTTCAGGTTTTGACCCACTAAAAACTTGTGTTAGAATATATACATATTTTGCAGCTGTCTCATAGTCAGGATAGTTAATTACAAAATCTTTATCAAAAAGTTCCAACTGAAAGGTATTGAATTGTTCCTTATAGATGGTTGGTGTGTTTTCTTCACCAAATTTCTGACAGTCAATAGACTTTACCGCTTTCAATAACTCTTCAGGATTTTGAATACAACGAAAGAGGTTGTAGTTAAGTGGGTTGAAGTCGTTATACACCACTTTTTTGAGGTTTGGATATTCCTCAAGGTTCATATTAAAGAAACACCAAAACATCCCACCGAATGTTTCAAGATAAACCTCCATATTTTTATCATAATGTGGAACAATCCATTTACCTATTTTACTTTTACCTCCGATATAACTGACAGCCATTCTTTCTTATTAATAATTTCAAGAAATATAGACAAAAAAAGTGTAAAAGGCAAATTATTTATAACAATTTTTGTATGGACGGCAAGATGCCTTTTGTGTGAATCCCATCTCTGAACAAGGAGTGGATTTACAATAAGATTTACTGTACTTACGAGGTTTCTTATATTTTTCTTCGTTGGTTTCTTCTTTCCAAGTCTGAAGAACCCTTCTAATAATATCTTCCATAATAATAAATACTATGACAAAATCAAATCAAAAAAAAGGGTGTGATAAATGCAAAAATAAAAATAAACAAACCATCGGTGAATTTATAAAACAACCCTCACAAATTGTGGTTTTGGTTTTTGCATCATATCTTCTTTACTGTGGAGTTAAAGAAACATATGATATAATTTCTTGGTTAATCAACTAATTCATTGTAAAAAAATTCCATCTTTACCAATAGATCACTTTGGTTTGGTTGGTAACCTTTCCCCCTTATTCTTAAGGGGGTTTTTGTTGATCCATTTTTTGGAACTCTTATTTTCATCTCACCATCAGGGTGGGGTATGATAATGTGAGGATCACTTTTTAATTCAGATGGGTTGAGTTCTTTTGTATAAATTAAATTGGTTCCCTCAAGTTTAAAATTATCTTGAGGTGTTAAAGTTATAACTCCCAAGATTTCAGAATAAATTCTCAAATTCGGAACAAAATCACCGGCATTGTTCATCCTGATTTGCTGACCTTCATTCACATGGTTTGGTAATTTAATTCTAAAGTTTGCAACTTCTCGTTTCACTGCTGATCCACCACAATCATGACAGGGGTTGATTAACTGACTACCAGAACCATTGCAGACAGGACATGGTTGTTGTACCCTTTGTTTAAAGAACATACTACCAATCTCTCTAATAATAAATCCCGACGCTCCACAATGGTCACAAGGTTTTTTATCACCACCTCCACCATTGCAGGTTCCACACATCATATTTCTTGGGTAGTTGATTTCAATTTCATTTCCCAAATACGCATCCAACACTCCAACATTGATTGTAATCCTTTGTTGTGGTTTTTGAGGTTGTTGGGGTCTTGCTTGTTGTCTAAAGAAATCCATAAATGGATCAAATCCTCCACCACCACCTTGACCAGCGAAAGGATTCTTTCTTCTGAAGTCATAATCTTTCCTTTTGTTTTCATCAGAAAGGGTCTCATACGCATTGGATATTTTTTTAAACATCTCTTCCCCTTCAGGATTTTTGTCGGGATGGTATATTTTAGATAGTTCTCGGTATTTTCTCTTTATAGTGGAAATATCTGCGTTCTCCTCAACACCGAGTATTTGATAAAAATCTTCCATAAGATGTATAAAATCGCTTTGTTTAGAAATAAGAAATTAAAAAAAATAATACGAACCTATCGGACTTATAAAGGTGCGTCTTCTAAATTTAAAAAACTAATTGATAATAACAACATTAAATTCCCAAAGGAGTTTGAAAATGGGGAAAAATACAAATATGAAATCGTATTGTTATGTCCCAAAAATGAAAAGATAATTTTCGATGTTGATGACTACGGAAGAAATGTGGAAATTGGTTTAGAGGACGATTACCTATCGATATGTGAGAAAAGGACATATTATGAAGAGGAGGTCATCCGAAGTTATGATAGGGGTGTTAATTTCACTTACAATCTTTTATTAAGATATGTTCAGAAGTTTTCCGGTGTTTTGAGTTTTGTGGGGATAAACAATAAAGTTTTGTTTCAAGCCGATGATCACATTGAGCTTTTTTTACTTAAAACAATCGAAGACGCAGACAGGTTAATCAAAGTCTTACAAGAAGACCTTATGAGTTCGAAAAAACATTCAATTTGTGTTCCTGACTATTCCAAAGTTCAAAGAAAAGAACTTTATAAGATGTTGGAAGAACACGGGTATAGTAAAAATCTGTTATACCGACAGGTGATCAATTATCCAAGACGAAAATATAACTAGTATCACCAAAGTCGAATTCATACTTATCACCGACTTGGTAGATCTGACCAAAATAAGATTTGATTTTTTTTAACTCCTCTTCAGGTAATCGAATAATAACCTCTATCTTCCCAACGGATTCAAATGATTCAATAATTTTTTCTGAAGCCTCAGCAAGATTTTCAATTAAATCCCCAGTACCTTTCTGATCCTCTCCCATAATGAATATCTCTTTTCTATTGTTGTATTCTTGATTTCGGACTTATCCATCGTCTTCAAAAGATTTATAAAGTCCTGTTTTTCTTTTTCAGGATCATTCAACGATTTCATCTTGTTCCTTCATTGATTCAATGGTTTCGAACTTGATTTTCTTTAAACTATTAAGGTCACTTTCCAAAAACAAACTTCTGAGTTCTTTGACCTTTTCCTTGAAAAGTCGTTCCTTCTCCTCTAACTCTCTGTTGTATGAAATAATTTTACCTACGGTCTCTTCCATCAAAAATATGTCTGTATCCCTGAATTCAGTCCAAATGGAAAGATTGTGGAATTTTTCACCTTTTTTGAATTCATGTTTGTGTTGTGTTAAAAGACCACCGTCGATCTCCCATGAAGTTGGGAAATTAAACTCAAAAGAGAGATAATTCCCCAACTTGGAGATCTTACTGAAATATTCTATATGTTCTAAATAAAAGTGATTCATATTAAGTAAGAAAGGATTACACTGGCTGTTACACCGTAAAATATAAGACTTTGGTTTGATAGTTTCAACCTTCTCGGAGGACTATCTAATAACGCAGTTACAAACTCAAATACGAGTTTGAGGATTGACAACAAACTAAAATAAAATACTATATCAATTATGAATTGAAGATTAGTCATTGTCTTTTTTTCTTCCTTCAAGAATTTCACCGCGGAGGGTTTGAAGAAGTGCTTTCAACTCTTGTGAGGTCTTACGTGCCCTTGTTCCTGCACTTTTGTTTCCACTAGTAAAGAATTTACTTGCGTCGTTGTTCAAACTCTCAACCAAAGTTTTGATTTGTTCTAATGTTTCCATTTTTGTAAAATGTTTGTGTTTATTTTTTATTAAAGATGAAATTAATTTGACTTAAGTAAAGATTTATAAAGGTTTTTATATATCTCTGTCAGCATCTGTAAGTTAATTTGTGATTCAATAGACTTTTCCATAAAAAGTTCTGTAAAGAAAACAGGAATACTTTCCTTGATTTCAATCATATCTTGGTAGTAATATGTTTCATAAAAAAATTCTTTGAAGTAGGTTTTGTGATCTCCATCTTCTTGAAATATTATGTTTTCCTTTCTGAAATTATCTATGTTCTTTTTCCAACACCAATCGAAATGGTTTTTTATATCCTCTTTGTTTAGACTGATATTTGTAACACCTCCCTTTTCTGTGTCGGAACCCAAATAAGTTTCGTTGATGATGAAGTAGAGTCCGAGAATAAAATCCTCAAATAATTCACAATACTCATGGATAATATTATTGGCTTTGAACCATAACTCAATTTCCCTTTCATCCATGTTATTTACTATACTGCTCAGTTCTCTCATATCGCAAAGGTAATATACAAAAAAAAATTATACATAAAAAATATTCCCGATTTCTCGGGAATATTCAAATAAATTACTATTTAAAATTATTGTGTTTTTTGATTGTAGTTGGTAATCTTTTGGATTTTGCTCAACTCTTCGTTCAGTTTTGTTTTCTTTTTTTCCTCAACCGATTCAAGTGTGTTTAAAATCTTATCACTTTTTTTCTTTAATTTACCAGCGGTTTTACCTTCTCCAGCTTGATCAACAGGTTGTGTAACTCTTTTGTATGAACCTTCAGCTTGTTCGATACCGTATAGGTTTTCATCGAAGTTCTTTTTGAATCTCTTTCCTACTTTATCAGGTGTTACATTCCCTAATGCCTTTCCGTCTTTATCAACTTGAGCATTTCCTGTTGTAGAATCGCCTTCCAAATATTTCTCAATCAACTCATCGTTTGGTTTGATTTCGTCAAATGTGAGGTTGGTTTGACCTGGATAAGCGAAAGCTTCGATGTATTCATCAACCGCCTCTGAGGGTGTGTAAGCCTTTTTGCTCATTTTTTTTAATTCACCATTACCTTTGGGAAAGGTTTGAGGATTTGTTTCATATGATCCACTTGAACCTTCCTTTGTATAATCCTTCATTTTCTTTGCAACCGCATTCAACGCCTCTTTATTTTCTTTACCATCTTCATTATGAACTTTATTATAAACTTGCAAACCTTTTGCCTTTTCTTCAACCACAATTTTTTCAATAAGATCGATTAATTCGTTTTCAGATAAAGTAAGTTTTTTTGTTTTTGATTCTTTGACTGACTTACAATCACAGGCTTTTTTATCCTCTTCAGACCAACCTGTTACTTTCTTACCTTCAAATCCTTCGATTTCAGTTCCATTACCACCCTTACAACCTGCTTTACATCTTGCACCCATAAAGGCATTACTTTCATTCATATCTTCCTCCCCTAACTCTTCTTTGATTACTTCCATAATTTGGTTGAGTAGTCTATCTGCGTCATTTTCTTTCACATCGATATCTTCAGTCTCCTTTTCATCTTTTTCGGTGACCTCAAGTTTTGATTTAATTTCAGCTATTTTCTCGTCTAAAGCCTCATTTAAGAGTTTCTCAACAAGATTATTGAATTCTGTTTCTTTCATTTTGAGTTTTTTATTATAAATATCTTATCATTTTATTTAGTTACCTTTTAGTTCTTTCAGAATCATATTTAGAATCATCTCCTGACTCAAACCAGTTTGGTTACTAACATTCTTTACCGCCTCAGCCAACAATCTATTTTCAGTTAATTTCAAAGCATTAATATCACCTTGATTACAATAAGGAAAAGTTTTACACTTCCCTTTAACTTGTACGAATTTCCCTCCACTATATAATGGTTTGGCAGCCCCTCTCCAATTCTTTTTATTCGGAGCTAAAAAAGCAGGTCCCGAATACGCACCCGATGACGCTGAAGTTGTTGCTTCTTTCGCCTCAACTTTCTTTCCCTCTCCTTGTTCAAATTTAATGTCTTTTAAACTCATCCCTTTGGACAAACCATTTTTGGATTTGTTTTCTTCAACATTTGCATAGATATAAGAACCCGCATTACTTGAGGTTGTCATCTCGGAAACACTTTCTTTTTTCATGGTTCCAAATAACGGAGCTGAATAACCACCAGCACTTCCTGTTCCTGTTGCCTCTTCCACTTCTCCATCAACCTCATCTTCCATCTCGTCTTCATCTCCGTTTTTAATCATTTGTTTTGCTTTAGTTGCGGATTTGAAAGCATCGGATGGATCATATCCGTGAGATACTTCTTTATTAAAGGCTTTACTCAATGCTGATTTAAATTTTTCGTTGAAATTCATTTTCTTATATCTGGTTCCCAAAATGCTCTTCGTGTCCACATCAAACGGTAAAAATCAACCATCACATCTCCAACAACCGCTCTGACATCTTTTTGTAATTTACCGTTTTTGATTTCTTTCTTGAGCATATCAATAAGTTTATTTTCAAATTGTTTTACGGTATTTGTGTCCATAAAATCTTTGATCTCCTTTCGGATCATCCTTTCGATTTGTTCTTTTTCTGCGGAGGTAAATGCCATTACAATTTAATTTATCTATAAATACTCAATTAAAGAAAAAACCCTCACTTTTTAGGGGAGGGTTTTTCATTTTTAGAGTTCATATTCAGTTCATCCAAATATTTCTTGAAGAAGTTGGGTTGTTTCATTTCTTCTTCCATTTTTTTCTTGTAATACTCGTAATTGATATATTCCTCTTTCATCGTTTTAATTTTAGGTCGATTCTTTTCCCTAATGTGATGGAAGGTCCAATTATAAAACTTGCTCGTCCATTGAAGGGGTTAATTCCTGTCGATGCTGAAATACCAAAACTGAGTCCCCACTCCGGTTCGATGACCTGTTGTGGTTTTTCAATTTTCAATCCTTTGATTATAGGTATATCCAATAAACTCCGTGGTATTTCAACCAATTCTCCATCAACTCTTGACAGAGGTGTGACCATTACCTCCTCATATCCGTCTTCAGTTGTAATCAAAGAGATCCCAAGTCCGAAGTTTAATTTATCTTGAACCACAACTCCACTGTCCTCTTCTAAATAAAGTGAAAACCTATTGGTTAGTGAAAGTTCATTCCCAAATATTTCTTCAACGGTTGTTTTCTTAAGGAAAATTTTGGCATTTCCTTTTATACTTCTTACCAAATTTGTGTCAGCAAAAACAAGTTGGTATGTTGAATCATTGAGTTGTTCCAAATTTGAACTCACAACTGTGGTGTTGTTATATCTTGGTTCAACATAAATTACGGTTCCTGGTTTAGCTTTGAGATCCTTAATTTGTTTGAGGAGAATTTGGATTTCTTTATCTTTCTCGGCCATTTCCATGGCAAGTCTTTCATTATGTGCTTTGTAAATCGCTTTGGTATAATTTCCTTTGTAATATTCAACAGTATCTGTAAGAGCCTTGGTGTTTTGATCATTCAATCCTTTATAATACCCAACTTCATTGCAACCCTTCATAAGAAAAAATCCCAATACTATAATTGTAAGTATTAGGATTAAATCTGTAACTCTTATTGTTTTCCCCTCATTCATTTCCTTCGGAATCGGTTTTCTTCCTAGATCCCAAAACTTTACCCCACTTAGTTTTAAATTTGACATAAAACTGCTTAAGTTTTTGAATAAGTTCAAGAAGTTCATCATCGAGTTTCATCATATCTCCGTTTATATAAACACCGTTTTCTTCACCAATTGTGAAATTAAATTCGATATTTGATTCAATAATTTTTCCTGACCATGTAACAGTGTTTGGATAAACGATCAATGTGTCAAAATCCACGAGTTCAGTAACTTCACTTACAAACTCTTCCATTGTCTCTTGGAAAGTTTCCTTTTCCAAAGTGGTAATTTCGGTTTGTTGTTTTGTGTCACCATACATACGAATCAGACCTCCTGAAACTCTGTAGTCTTGTTCATAGTTCATAGATTTTTCAGGTTTCGCTTGGTCACCTTCAATTCTATCTTCGATATCTGCTGCGATATTTATTCTATCATCCTCAACCTGTTCAACAAGCATACTCTTTGAGAGTTTGAGAAGTTTCTTTATTTCGTCATATTGATTCATTTTCAAATTGTTTTTTCATTTTGATAAAGTCAAATGAAGGATTGAGTTTGGTTGATTTCTTCTCGTAGTTACTCAAGGAAGTAACTCCTTTGAATTGTTCAACGCCCTCAATTTTTACATTGTGACCAACAAAATTTGGGTCTATTTTATGTTTATTTAATAAATATCTTATTACTTCAGTTAATGATTTCACTTGTTTTTCGGTGTAGATATCCCAAAAATGGTGATTCCTCCATTTCCTTTCTTTAACTTCAGAAACAGAATCTCCAATCCAATTCGAATATTCGTTGGATAATGGGTTTTTTCTCATCCACCCATAATTTTCCAAACTAATAACAATTACTTTAGAATTGATTTTGTTATCCGCAAAAAAAGCGGAGACCTCCTTATCCTCAAGAATCTGATGGATCATTCCACCTTTCTCGATTATATAATGAGGCAGTCTCAAGTAATTCCCATTGAATCTCGTATTCAATGAACTCAGATAATCTTGGAAATTTCTTGAAGTGTCAGTCAGAACGATCTGAATCTTTTCACTTTCTTGAAAGTTTCGTTTGATCTTATTTCTTTTGTTAATTTTCATTCTTTTGAATACACTAATCTTTTTCCAACTTCAGGATCGTTTTGAGGTTCAACTTGTTCAATGATCACCTCCATTTCTTTTTCAACGGGGGGTTCGAATTTACTTAAAACTTCCTCGAGTTTTTTCAAATCATCTTCGGATGGTTTGTAAGCCAATTCGTTATCATTTTGTTCTTGTTTTCCTGCCGATCTTGAAAGTTCATCAACGTCAATTTCTTTAACAGCAATCGGACCATTATTTTTCTCTGACCTATTTTCATTGGTATATTTGACCAACATATGAATAAATGTCAGAGATATGAGTGGTAAGAGTCCTCCTGAAATTATCGATAAGAATCTTTTGTGACCAATTATATCATCGTTTTCAATTCCCATCGGTTCGATAATCGGACCGACAAGTCCAATCCAGTCCTGAAAAAACTGAGAAGTTTCGTCGATGAAACTATAAGAAAAGAATATATTACCTACCAACTGAATTAGAGTTACAATACCGAAAGGTACATACACAAAATTTCCGAGACGAACAGAAACCGCAGCGAGAGCACTTAACGCTGCGATTTCAATCGCCACAGATAAATAAATCGCCCATGTAAGTGGGTTGGATAACTCATAAAATGTGGTTACGTGAGAAATCGAAACAAACGCAACCAATAATATCGGAATAATAAAGGTTGTTGTGATTATTGTTTTTAAATTATTCCTGATCCAAGATGTCATTCCTGATTTTATTTGTCCTTCGCTTGAAGAGCGTTTATGGAAATCTTTTCTTTATCAGAGATTTCCTCCACCCTCAAGGTCTGCCAAAAGGTGGTTGTTTCCAAAATAGAAGTTAGTTCTTCTTGGGTTACATTTTGATCTTTTACTTCTGAAAGGGTGGTTTTGATTTGTTCGATTTCTTCAGAGTTGTCTTTTACCTTACTTGAAATACCGCAAGTACGGATGAATGTGACAAACACGAAGAAAAGAATTACATAATCAATGTAGTTTTTGAATTTGCTCATGACAATTATTTTTATATAAATAGATAATATTACAAATAATCAAAAAGAACAGAAGACTCATTACGAAGTTTCCTCAAAGCTTTCTCTTTGATTTGACGAACACGCTCTTTGGTGAGGGAAAAATCATTTCCAATGTCTTCCAAAGTTCTTGGTGTTCCATAAAGACCAAAATAGTCTTCAACGATTTGTTTTTCCCGTTCATCAAGAATAGACATCATCCCGAGCATCTTTGAACGGAGGGTTCCTTTCTCATCGAAAAACTCATCAGGACGAAGAGAATCATGGTTTTCAATCAAGTCGATAAGACCGTCCCCTTCATCATTGATATGGTCACTTAAGGAGATGGTAGAAGGAAGGCTGGTGAATTTATCTTCAAGTTCTTTGATCCCATTCTCCGCTTCTTTTTTTGCCCGATGCAAGTCTTGGACAACATTCACAGGGAGACGGATGGTACGAGCATTTTCATTCAAAGATGCAAGGATCGATTGACGAATCCACCATACCGCATAGGAGATAAACCGAAGGTTTTTACTCCAATCAAAATTTTTGATGGCTTTGATCAGTCCGATATTACCCTCGGCAATCAAATCAGACATATCAAGACCTTGATTTTGATATTGTTTTGCAACGGTGATTACAAATCGAAGATTACCTTGGATAAGTTCTTCTTCAATTTGTTTGACTTCTTTAGGGGAACAAGTCCCACTCAAGATTTTCTGAGCAAGTTCTTTTTCTCGTTGAGGGGTCATCACATCAATTTTGCGAAGATCCTTCAAGTAAGTTTGGATTTCCTCTTGGTTGATGGAAATGCCAGTTGTTTTAGTTTCAACTTTCTTCATTATTATCGGAAATGTTTTTTAGGAATTCTTTTTCTCGTTTGGTTAGGGATTCAATCCCTTTTTTGGTGATCTTCTCCAATATACTATCAACATCCAAAGGTAAGTCGATTTTCTTGGATCTTGGCTTTTTAAACAAAGTTTCTTGTAACTCAGCAAAGGGGTCAAACCCCATCATCATGATCTTAATGTCGTCTTGGTTGGGAGCAACCCCCACCTTTGAAAGGTCGTTGTCCCTCAAATCTAAATTAACCGACTCGGAATTTACATTCCAATCAAAAAGGTGTGTGAAGATGGGGGGTTGCATCTTTACGGAAAACTTCTCGTTGTAATTGAAAAACAAATATAAGTCACATTCACTATGAATTGCAAGATCCAACAATCTTTTTAATTCATCAAATTCGAAGTCTGAAGTAAAATGAATGATGATATGTGATTCAGAATAAACAAATCTCACATCTTTGGAGTTGGCGAGTGGGGAAATACCATATATGATATTGGACATCTTTTGTTCTTTTCGGTGAAAATCACCAAAAATAATTAACATATATGATTGGGTCGCATTTTTCATATCAACTACAAACCTACTAATATTTATCTTTAAAACCAAAAAAATATCCAAGAAAATTAACAACAAACACCAAACAAGGGAAAAAACCCAAAAAAAGTTGTTAAAATCCATAAGATTATCACCTCACATAACTACTCACAGATTGTGACCGCTTCACACGAGAGATGTTTTCAATCTTTTCAACCTCGATAATATTGTCCGCCCACTGATTAATAAGTTCGTTGTGAGAGATAATAAAAATCTTGGGGAAATACTTCTTGATCTTGGTAAAGAATTCCAAAACCATATCAAGGTTTTCGTTTGAGATCTTTCCAAACACCTCATCAAACACCATAACATCAGGTTTTGGTAAAGAACAAATTCTACTCAAGACAGATCTCATTGCAAGACTTGCAATTGTTTTCTCATATCCCGACCCTGAAGCCATAAGTTTTTTTATCTGAGTCTCGTTATCTACCATTAAAAACTCCACCTCGTTTTTATCATTAACAATAATTTCGAGCCTGAAGTACGCAGAATCCATAAGAAGTCTGGTAAGTTCGGAATTGATCACGGGGATCATCTTTTTCATGATGGTTTTGGAGATTCCGTTCTTTCCAAAAAGTTCCAAATACTTTTTATAAACCCTTTCTTTTTCGAATTCTTCTTCAATGCGAACAATCAAACCTTGATTCTTTTCAATACCTTCTCGGTATTTTTGGTTTTCATTCTCAAGGGTTGTCTTCCTTGTGTTGTATCCAAGTTTTTCAGAATCAAGTTGTTCGATCCTCATATCCGCCTTGATCATCATTGAGTCAATCCTTTTATTTTCGTCAATTGAATTTTGTTGATTGATGAATTGTTCCAAAAGAGATTCGGATTTAATTTTGTTTAACTTCTCGGATTCATAATCAATCTCAAATCGGTCACGAATCAATTTGTTTTTTTCATATTGAACAAAGTCGGATTTGAGTTGTTTTAAGTCAGATTCTTTTTTCTCAATTTCCGAAATACGAGAAGTCATGTTTTCCAATACGGTCTTCTTTGCATCAATATCAACATACAAATTTTTACTAATTTCAGTATCAATCAATTTCAAACCACAATGTTCGCATTCGAATCCACCAGCATAAGAATCCATTCTCTTCACCATAGATTCAATTTCAATCTCCAAAACAGATTTTTGAATCAACAAATTGTTGTTTTCTGAAATTAATTGATCATGAACCGTTTCGTCATAAAAGTTCTTTGGTTCAACCACATTCACCTCATCCATTTGTTTTTTTATGGAAACAAGTTTGGTTTCAGATTTTGTAATGTTTTCTCGGATTTCACTTTCAGAAAGTTTTTGGAGATCTTCGTTGATGTTTGTGTTTCTCTTCTTTACAAGGTCATCACGATATTCCCTCCCCTTTTTTAAACTGTCATCACAATCGGATATTTTTTTTACAAGTTCTATGATTGCAGTTTCGTTGTTTCCGATTTGATTCTCAAAATTATCAATCTCGCCTTTTAGTTTTTGGATGTTATAGATATTACTTAACATTTGCTTACTGAAGGTAGAATACATGCCTTTTGCAACCTCTTCTTTTTCCTTCAGGACATCAAGTCCCAAGAACCTTGTCAAAACCTCACCCCGAGCGGTGGGTTTGGAATCAATTAGATCTTCCAAGTTCCCACCTGTAGTTACAATTGTCATCAAAAAATCATCAATACCCCCAATAGATTTCTTAATAAACTCCTCGGTTTCTCGGCGTTGCTCTCCCGTCATATTTACCATAGATCCATCTTTGAACTTCTTAAAAAATTCAAGTTCTGTCTTGACATTGTATCCCCCCATCTTTTTCTTACTTCTTTGAATTGATCTTGAAATAAGATATTCTTCCCCATCGATTACGATCTCACCCGTGACAGAAACTTTGTCACTGGTTGAGAATCGATTGAAGATGTCTTCAGCTTTGGAGGTTTTGGTTGTGGTATTGAAAAACAAAAAGAGCAACAAATCAACACTCAAGATTGTCTTACCTCCGAAGTTGGGTGGGTTGGATTCCACAACTGTAATACCTCCGAGATTCGAATAATCCAAAACCTGATTTTCTCCATAAGATAAAAAGTTCGAAAATGAGATCTTTTTCAAATACCACTTCTTAAATGGAATATATTCTCTATCTTGAGTGGAAATTTCATTATTGACAGACTTGTCAAAATTAAGGATTTTTTCCACAAATTCTTTATCCTCTTCACCAAGAAATTCTGTGATTAACTTTCTCTGATAGTTTTCATCCGTAATATTGAATGAAAATTCAACATCCTGAACAATATTTTCGGTTGTTTTGATCTTGGTGATTACATTGACATTCTTGGTGTTGTATTTTTGTTGAAAATAGGTCTTAATCCTCTTAACCCTTTCTTGTGAAAAATTATCACCTTCGTCCTCCCAAACCACTTGAACGGTTGGGTTGTCTAAATTTTTGTCTTTTAATTGCTCTATCATATTCAATTCGAACGATCTTGGTTGATTAAATAGGTCGTACATGACCAATTATAATCAATTTCAGAGTCCAAATCTACTTTTTTGAGCATTAAAATTTTGTGAAACTTGTGCGGCGGTGAGTGCTGAATTATATAGCCGCAAAACACCCAAATCCGCAAAAGTATATCTTGTACCACTTGGGAATCCGTTTACAAAAAATGCCGTCGAATCTGTTGATACTGTCGCCGTTGAGTAAGTTGCGGTGGTATTTGAGTCCTCAACTCCGTTCAAATAAAAATATAATTTATTTGTATTTGTTAAATCTCTAACCATAACAATATGATACCAAGTATTATTGGTTAGAGCACTGGTGGATTGAAAAGTTTGAGCATTCGTACCATTACCATAAGAATAAACCAATTTGTTGGATGTGTCTGCAGATAAAGAACCTTCACCCGTGGGGGATTTATAATATAATGGAGATGGTGTTCCCCCTGTTAAATCTTTTATCTTTATAAAAAATTCGTATGTAACATCACCAGTAAATCTCAAATCAGTTACAAACCCCAAATCAAAATAACGATAGTCATCAGTAACTCCATCTAGCTCCAGTATGTTTCCGTTCTGACTGTTAATTGATGCGGAATTGCCAAACATATTATTAGTTAGACCTGTCAAAGTTCGATATGATATATTTTTAATAAAACTAGGTGTCCCCGCTGAAAGATTTTGACAAATATAAATCGACGGATCGAAACTCAAATATAAATTTTCAGTTATAATATTTTCATAATTTTTGTTAATAATGATTGAATCATTTCGACTACCATTACCATATAGTGCTGTGATCATGGAACTAAGACTTCCTTGTTGCCCCAAAGGAACAATATCACCATAGAATTGTTTCAAAATACTTAAAGCTTCTTCGTCGTTATTGGGGACATAAATTGATGGTCCTTGACTCGCCTTGTCAAAGTATATAACATATCCTCCGTTCGGAACCGAAATTCCATTCCAATAACCTGTTTTACTAGTAGGTCCATAATCTTGGTCTTGCACCCCTAAATAGAAGTTTTGATACCTCAAAGAGGAAATACTTGGCGTTGTTGCCGAAAACTGAATTTTATTTGGATTTGGCATTAACTGTTAGTCCAATTTTTATCTTCAATGATACTCCTCATTTGTGAATGAGAATAGGGTCCATCCAAAGTATTTATGGTATTCAAAAATGACTTTGGGGGACCCTCTATTTTAATTATACATTTTGTTCCATCAATACTTTTTCTTAAACTTTCAAATTGTTTGTGAATAATTTCCGAAAAATTAATTTTATCTTTTTCAGATATATCAAGAATATAGTATGATATATTTTCAAACATTCAATCTATTTTTCAATAAATATCCTGTTCCTCTTTTTTGATATTACCTAAACTGTATGTTTCTGTCTGTACTTCTTCTGTTTCAGTTTGATTTTGTTTCATCTCCTCCATTTGTTTCATCATATTTTCTCGGAGAAGTTGATTAAATCTTGTTTGTTCTGTTTGCAACTTAGTATTACGAAGTTTAACTCTTGCACGGTGAGCTTTATCCCCACCCCTTTTTCTTGATTTTGGCATAATATTTTTATTTATTAGTTTTATCTATTTTCTTCAAACCATTCTACTATCGAATTAATCGCCCATACCGCACCTGAGGCCAACATCCCATCAAAAAACCATGAATATGATGGATTAACACCGACCAAGATCATAAACGGTGACATTACAAAAAGACCAAAGAAAAATCCTACCCAAGTAGAGGTGCACATCATGCAACTCAAAAGATCTGATACAAATTTGAAGATGAATCCAACATACGGAAGAGCTCCCAAATCGGTTATAAAATTACGGGTACTTTCAAAGATTGATCCATAAACCAAGATATTTGACATACCGTAAGCCGCGATAAAAAACAACAACAAAATTTCCATTATAAATCGTTATTTAAATTTGATGATCTTAAAAACTTAACTTTTGTTCTTGCTAAATCTTCAAGGTCGTTTATTTTTTCGTTTAACCTTTCAAGTTCTCTGTCTTTTAATACAGATTCTCTTTTGAGGTTATTCACTTTATCTTGAAGATTTTGCATCTCTTGTGAATTCATCTTCACATTGTGTGTCAAATCTTCTTGATGGTTTTTGAGTTGTCCTTTCAACTCTTCATTTTCTTTTTCAAAACTTTCCAATTTTGATTTTAATTCCCCAAGTTCGTTTTCATCGATTACCTTAACT